GTGAGTGCAGGGCGATACAAGACGATCCGATAATGCCAAGTGCGCAAGCTCAGGAAGTTGCCCGCGCCCTACTGGCCGAACTCGACAACCTGGAGAAACAACAATGACTGACATCGACCTGAAACGACTGGCAGTGGATCGGGAGTATTGGGATAGTTTGGCGCCGGAGGGGGCTACGCATTACTGCCCGGCCCGAAAAGACTGGCTTAATTGTTATGCGGTTAGCGTTGACTACTGCTGCATCCACCGCCCACCCAAAAAGGCGCAGGAGGTTGAGTGGGACGGCGATGGGCTGCCGCCTGTTGGGGTGGAGTGTGAGTTTATCCACCCAGGCATTACCTCTGAGGGCTGGCAGATTGGCACGATCAAGGCTTACTTCGATGATAGGGTGGCGATAAAAAGTAACCCAAGTATTTGGCCAGCTTGTGGTTATGCTGTGATTCTGATTGACGAGGAGCTTAAATTCCGCTCCCTGAAACCCAAACACGAGCTCCAGCGGGCTGAGTTGGCTGAGTTGGTTTTGTCCGGAATGAAAGACTGCGAGTATTACCCGTATGAAACCGATGTCAATAGTATTGCCGACGCCATCCTGTCCAAATACAACCTGGAGCCCAAACCATGAAACTCGCGATCCTCCTAGCACTCCTCCTAGCCACAGCCACCCACGCCCATGCAGAACTAGCCCTGTTGGCCGGCGGGTGGTCGCACCACTTGTCTGGCGGAGAGTACAACGAGACCCACAAAGCCGCGCTTGTCGAGTATAAAAACTACATGGCCGGGACTTTTACCAACTCCTATGGCCGGGAGACTTGGGTGGCGGGGTATGGCTGGCAGAGACAGTGGGGGCATTGGCGCGGGTCGTTACACGCTGGCGTTATGCGCGGCTATGAGCGCTGCTATGGTGCAGGGCGTGATGGCGATAACACCAAGGTTTGCCCCATGGCCTACCCGGCGCTGACGTATACCCGATACCGAGTGCAGCCACAGGTGGGGATGTTTGGGGAGGCAATGGTGTTTATTGTGCGGATTCGGCTATACTAACCACGTGGCACGCGCCAGGCTGGTCATTCCGGGTCGGCTGCCACGCTGCCCGCCTAACGGATTGCGAGACAGCGGTCGCCTTGGTGGGCATTCGGACCTGCCATGCGTAGGCACCGATACGGCCCCGTCTTCGGGCGCGGCTAGCCCCCCCCGGCCTCTGCCAACGGTACGCCGGGGCCATTATTCCCACCGCCTCCCCGATGGCGGCAATAATCGGGGCATTCCGTTGTTAGCTCACTTGCCCCGCTTGTCGGGGATTTTTTTTTGAAGAAAGTATTGCCTTTCTCTGATATGTATGTATAATTAAAACCATAGAGAGACAACAACGCAACGGGAAGGAAATCAAAATGATCAAGTTCAACGACTACGAAAACAAGCTGGTACACGTAGAAATCAACGGCGACGAGATGACAATGCACACAACCGATTATGAAGAGGGCGTTTACCTTTGCCAGAAGCCCGCCGGCAAGGACTGGAACAACGTTGGCACTGTGAGCTGCGAAGATGCCACCAACGCCGTACAAAAAATGCTGGCCGCAGGCGGCAAGATCATGAAGGAGTCTTGAAATGTTTGTATCAATCGAAAACTACGCAGACCTGAACGAGGTTGAAGATACTTACACCGGCGCGGCTCACATTGAGCCAGTAGAAGGTGGCTGGATGGTTTTTGCAACTATCGGTGACTGTAAGGTGTGGGAGGCACAATCATGAAGCGCCCCTACAACATCGGCACCAAAAAGCGCACGTACACCGTAACCCAGGAAGATCACGACGCGCTGGTTAAGTTAGGGAACGGCAACGCCAGCGCCGGGATCAGGGAGGCGGTGAGAAAAGCCAGCAAGTAATATGCGCCCCGCTTGCCTGGGCTTTTTTATTCCTCTAGCAGAGGCTATACTTTTGGTATGAGCGCACCCCTCGGAAATCAGTTTTGGAAGGCAAGGACCACACACGGCAGAAAGCGGCTATTTGAGTCTGCTGAAACGCTGTGGGATGCCTGCTGTGAGTATTTCCAGTGGGTGGAGGATAACCCGCTGTATGAATCCGAGACGGTTAAGTTTCAGGGGCAGGCTACGTTAATCGAAGTGCCGAAGATGCGAGCCATGACGATCGCCGGGCTTTGCTTGTTCCTTGATATCAATCGCGGCACATGGAACGAGTGGCGAAATCAAGATGATTATTCCGAAGTCATTACGCGGGCCGAGGAAGTGATCTACTCTCAGAAGTTCGCGGGCGCTGCTGCTGATCTACTCAACGCCAACATCATCGCTCGGGATCTTGGCCTGACCGACAGGCGGGAAGTCCGCCAATCCAGCACCGTGAAGGTCTCCGCCGATATGTCCCCGCAGGAAGCGGCCCGGGCGTATCAGGACCTGATGGCCGATGATTGAGTTTGATTACCGGAACCCGGATTACTCGGCGGTCTTTGCCGAGCGGGCGCGGCGGCTGGAACGGCTTCGCGCCAACCCGGATCGAGTGCCGGCCCTGCTGGCCTACTACCGCGACCATCCTGCCGATCTGATCTCTGACTGGGGGATGACCGCCGACCCCCGTAACGCCGAGCGCGGTCTACCCCCCACCATCCCGTTCATCCTGTTCGACCGCCAGCGCGAATGGGTCGACTGGGTTCTCAAGCACTGGAAAGAGCAGCAACCCGGGCCGACCGTGAAGAGTCGGGACATGGGGATGTCGTGGCTATCGGTGGCGTTGGCCTGCGCGCTGTGCATTACGCACGACGACCTGGTGATCGGGTTCGGTAGCCGCAAGGAGGAGTACGTCGACAAGATCGGCAGCCCGAAGAGCCTGTTCTACAAGGGCCGCATGTTCATGTCCCTGCTTCCCCGGGAATTGCGTGGCGGCTTCCAGATCGGAGAGACCGACCCGCACATGCGGCTCAAGTTCCCCGCTACGGGCTCCACCATCGTCGGGGAGGCGGGAGACGGCATCGGACGGGGTGACCGGGCCTCGATTTATTTCGTGGACGAGAGCGCCTTCCTGGAGCGCCCTCAGCTGGTCGAGGCATCCCTGTCCCAGACCACTAACTGCCGGATCGACATCAGCACACCGAACGGCCTCGCTAACCCGTTTGCCGAACGAGTGCTGTCCGGACGGTTCGACACGTTTCGGTTCCATTGGCGGGACGACCCACGAAAGGACGACGACTGGTACGCCAAGCAGCAGTCGATCCTGGACCCGGTAACCATCGCCCAGGAGATCGACATCGACTTCAGCGCCTCGATTGACGGCGTGCTGATTCCGAGCGCGTGGGTTCAATCCGCCATCGATGCGCACGAGAAGCTTGGATTCTACCCGACCGGTGAGCGGCTGTCTGCGTTGGACGTCGCCGACCTCGGCAAGGACAGCAACGCACAGGCACTACGGGACGGCGTCATGATCGCCGATGTCCGTGAGTGGCACGGCAGCAGCGTCGAAGACATCTACGGCACCACACAGCGGGCGTTCGATCACTGCGACGAGTGGCGGACGCGCCGGATTCGGTACGACTCGGACGGGCTCGGGGCAGGGGTACGCGGAGACGGTCGGGTGCTGAACGAAGACCGGGACCAACCGATTCAGCTGGACGCGTTCCACGGCGGCAGCGAAGTGGCCGACAAGGATCGGGAGTTCATTGAGGGGCGGACGAACGGCGAGTTCTTCGACAACTACAAGGCCCAATGCTGGTGGCTGTTACGGGAACGCTTCAAGGCCACGCACGAGGCGGTCACGGAAGGCAAGCCGTGGCAGGCGGACAACCTCGTGGTCATCAGCGGGGCCTGCCAGAACCTCAGCCGCCTGACGGCCGAGCTGTCACAACCGACCTATAAGAAGTCCGCTCGCGGCAAGGTGCAGATCAACAAGGCCCCGGACGGTACGAAATCCCCCAACCTGGCCGACGCGGTCATGATGGCCTTTGCCGTCGAGAAGCAGGGCGCAGCCACCAACATCCTCCGCCGCAAGAAACGACCGCAACTGAGGGGGCGTAGGCGGTCCGCGTAATGAAATGCTATCCTATGCCCAATCATCAGAGGGCCGCACCATGACAGACACGAACACAGGCTTAGTCAAGCTCGCCGCCATGGCCGTGAACCGCGCCATGAGCCTGCAGCGTGACATGAGTCACATTAACCCGTCCGGCGACACCAAACACGACAAGGCCTACCAAGACTACGGGTGGCCAGTCGCCCCGACGTTCCGGGACTTCTACGATCAGTACGACCGCAACCCGCTGGCTTATGCCGGCGTGACCAAGATCGTTGATCGCATCTGGATGGAAACGCCCTGGCTGTTGCAGGGCGGCGACGATCCGCACGACGAGACCACGGCGGAGCGCACGCTTAGAGAGTTCGCCGAGCGGGTCGATCTGTGGCGCGTGTGCAAGCAGGCCGATGAGTACAGCCGGGTCGGAGAGTACGCCGGGATTATCGTCAGGGTGCGGGACGGTAAGCAATTTAACCAGCCGCTTGAGGGGCGCGTTCAGGGCGGCCTTGACGCCATTCTTGAGCTTATCCCCGCGTTTCAGGGGCAGCTCAAGGTAACCGACTGGGTAACCGATCAGTCTCGGGAAGACTACGGC